TTAAATAATAATAGACTTCTTCGCGTGTGCTTGCCAGTATCAGCCCCCGAACCCCGATATATCGTCAGTACTAGACCCCCACTCTCGCGCCAGTAAGCCGTCGCTATGGACACTGCCGTGACCAGGTCGATCGCAACGATCACCGCCGATCCGACTCTATCCGCTTCCGGAGGCATCGACCGGACTAACGCGCCGCCAATCCCTGTCGTCGAGGAGGATCTTCCGACTTACTACGGAACAAACGACCTCCTCTCGTTCTGCATGTGGCAGGTCCGTCGGTCCGACGATAAGGCCGCTGTTATGCGCGCGATCTGCTCAGCCGTCGGCTCGATTCTCGGTGTCACAGCCAACCTCACCGGGTCAAGCATTGCTGCCGTTGAGCTGACCGGGTACGATGCTGTAGGTGATCAGGATGCGGACGTGAACTCCGCCGCTGTCACGAACTTCGCCGGCGCCTCTACCGTCACGATCGGTGAGTGGCGCGAGACCGGCGCCTACGACACGACCGAGATGGCGGGGTATTTTGCTGTTCTCCTTTTAGCCGGTTGTAAGGCCCCTAGTGAGCTAAATCTCAAGGCATTCAATGAGAATCGAGCCGCCGCCGCCACGCGTGCCGTTAAGGGCGCTAAGAAAATATTCGTCCCAGCTTCGCCGTGGCTTACTTTAGAGATCCTCTCAGGCGTGCAGGCGTCGTTTAATGCTTACGCGCCGTGCCGCGTCCATCTCATCAACAACATCGTGCAGCGCGTGAGTCGCGGCGTCACGATGGGCGACGTATCGATCTTTACCCGCCTATTCATGCTCCTGGCGGACTTCGGACTGACGAATCTCGTCATCATCAAGGAAGCGATTCTGCACCAGCCGGAGATCGCAGCCCTGCCTGAGCTCCGCATCGGCCTCATTGCAGCTGCGAAGGCGTTCACCGCTCTGCAGAACATCGACGCGCCGATCCGCCCTTTTTGTAAGGCGATGTTTGCTGAGGCTCTCGTCCTCGCCCCTCCGGCAGACCTTGATCTACTCCTCCGCGTGTCTCGTATCGTCTTGATCCCGATTCACCCGACGTATGAGCGGTATCTTGGTACCCCAGAGGCGCAGTCTCTTCCTGCCACTCTTGGAACTAAGGTCGCACGTATTATGGGCGTTGAGCCTGCCACGCCGGCCAGCGAAGAACGTGACGTGGCCGAGCCTGCCGAACAGTAAACACACCGCTCGTAGCACCGACTACAATTCCACTGGACAGTCAATCGCGCTTTAAGAAAGAGTAGGAGTCAAAATATGGCATCAGCTTTCCAAGAGATATCGTTCGACACCGAGACTTTCGGGTCGGGACTCCGCAAGAGTGCGCGACGCCTGGTTCCGGAGAAGCATCTCCAATCGCCCATCATCACCACGCTGCTCGATCGACTAGACGATACAGTTGCGAAATACCTACGCGAGAAACCGTCGGCAGCATGGATCGGAGGCGCCGCCTCGTTAGCATCGAAGATCGCGACCCACTTCCGAGGCGACCCATCAGTTAACTATGGAGGATTCCTCCCGAAGCTTGCCACATACTGTGAGGTCGTACGACTCAACGGTCGCAAGGTCCCACCCCAGTTAACGCCGCGTCTTTATCCGCACCTAACCAAGTATGGTTATGCCCGGTCCGAGAATCTCACGAGCGATATTGAGGAAGCCAACCGGATATCAGATGTAGAGATCGATGCCTACTTAGCGTGGTGCGACGACCTACTGAAACCCGGAGACAAGGCGCAGCTGAAACAGCGGCTCGTACAACGTACGGAGATCTCCTCGGATACATTAGAGTGGGGTCGGCGCGCAGAGCTATGGAGCGATGTAGTAGAGAGGTCACGATCCCACTACGCGACCGGGAGCCGCTCATTGGTGCCGGTTAGCTACGGGAGTCTTAAAGTCCTACTCGGTCCTGGGTACAGCGGGCTCTGCATCAGGGGACAATGGACGACAGCCGTGTGGGAGCAGCTGCAAGCCATCCAGGATACTGCGCGCGCGCGCTTCAATACGTTGCTCGCGCTTGACCTAGGTTTGCACAACGGTAGTGCGGAGCTCCACTCGCTCGTCCGCAGACAACTAGCGTGGTCTGACGAGTGTATCGAGCGGTATGGTAACGAGGGCTACGCCCTTGTCAAGGCGCCCGAGGCGGTCATGAAGAGTCATTTGACTTCCCTCAGCGGAGGCGATATAATCACGCCGTCCACGTTTAACCGAACTATCAGGAAACTAGCAACAAAGGAGGCACCCCTGGATGCTGCCTATCCCTTAACCCTCAAACTACAAGACATTGCGCGCGATGTTCACTCCGTGCATGATGCGGCGGAATTGTTCGGCATTTGTAAACTGTCTGGTCATCCAGCCGTTTTCGCGGCGAGATCCGGGCGCGCGGTGCAAGATGGTGCGTGTCGACAGAATCGTGCTATGTACTCCGCTGTCTGGCAGAATATGCGATTCTTCCGGCACATGACGATTACCGCGTATATTGCAGAGCACCACGATTGGCCACCATTCAAGAATCCTCCACGGACGGGCTCTATGCTCCATCGCTTGTGGGCACAACGATCAACGTCAGTCTCCCTCGGTTCGTATCCCCTCCATGAGCTTGACGCTATTCGATTCGACGACTTTATGACCTTCGACTATCACAGCGATTACCTCGACTTCCTGGATGACAAAGCTATCTGCCCAGGCGTTCGTGAGGCGCCGAACTTTTGGTTCTCCTCGGACCAGACTGGGGTGCCGGCTAGCCGTAGTCGCCGGGTACTCCTGCACGCTTTGAAGGAGGGCCAGATCTCCACCCACGACATAGTCGAGCGTCTCAGGAATCGTCGCTTCAATGCCGACGAGATGATTGTCGAGCTCACTCAAAAGGAGCGTGAGTTCAAGATGGCTGCTCGTTGTTACGCCAAGATGACATTCGAGGTAAGAATGTACTGGATCATCCTCGAAGCGAATCTGAAGCGATTCGGCGAAAAGTACTTTCACCAACAGACAATGACGATGTCCGAGGCGGAGGAAAAGACTAGGCTATACCAGATTGCTAAGGAGTGGGATTCCCCTAACTCCGCGTTAACCGAGTTTGATTTTAGCACGTGGAATAATTTGTGGAATCAGCGCAACACGGGACGAATTGCTGCCGATTTGAATGATATCTACGGTATGCCCGGTGCTTGGAGTCAAATACACTGGTTCTTTGAACATTCGACTATCGTAGTAACGGATAAGAATTATCTCCCTCCTGGTGCTGACCCGCGGGTTCCAATCACTCAATGGCCTACAAGCGATGTGTTGTGGCGAGGCACACATATCGGCGGTTTGGAGGGCATCCAACAATTCTTCTGGACAATTTGTACGGTGGTTCTCATGACCTGGAGTTTGTCTGATCAGGACGCGTCCTTCCTGATGGCTGGGCAGGGAGATAATCAGATCTTCCATCTACGATTCGATCTTAAGGAGAGATCGCTCGCTACAGCGCTCTCTGACTTGCTCGCTGTTGTTGAGATCCGCGCCTACACGATGAATCACGACATTAAGCCAGAAGAGTGTATCGATTCGCGATCCGTCATTACGTATTCGAAAGAGCTTTACGTGCGTGGCGTGCACGTAATGTATACGCTCAAGTTTGCAAGCCGTTCTTTTAACCGAGAGGATCGGACAGCGCCCTCGCTAACGCGTGAAATTAGCGGAGTCTCTTCCTGCGCGCTGATGGTCGCCGACGCTCTCCGCGAGCCAATACGTGCGGTCCAGTGGAAGAACATCTTGCTGCGACTTCTACTCCGCGAGCGCCTCCAATCTCATGTGCATGCGCTCGAACGTCCACACCTACGTCGAATCATGGGTAGTCGCTCGTTATACACCTTCCTATCGTTGATTCCAAGTAGCCTCGGCGGACTGCCCACACTTCCGTGGACGCGGTTCTTCATGAAAGGGGAGACGGATCCTCTAAGCTGGGACCTCGGCGCACTATGGTGGGTCAATCAACAATGTCCAGTTATTGGGCGCTTCCTACGCGTCATGCTTGCGGGTCGATTTACACCAGAACATCCTGATCCTACCAAACTACTTACGGATCCGTACAGCCTTCCGCTATCGTGTCCGACTGACAAAACAGAGCTAATACGAGAGGCGACGACGGAAGCCCTCCCAGCGATAACCCTAAACCGCGACCTGCGTGAGATCCTGTCCTGTAGCGACTTGGCGACTGATCTTGCTGCGGTCTTGAGCCGTGCCACGCCGCTTTTCCCCGATTTAATGGGCGACCTTCTTTCTTATACACCGGTCGGCTTGCGCGAGAGACTGTTAGGGAGATTCGTCATGGCGAGAACCGTCGCTGATGTGTCCGATCGAGACTTCTCGCACAGCGTCCGTAATGCTAACGCAGCAATCCTACGCGACATATGCGGCCGGTTCGATTATGTTAATCGTCTCGCAAGGCGTGACCCGAAATTGCGCGGATCGCATCTGCCGCGTCCGTTCGAATTGGGTTGCAAACTACGGGCGCTTTGGGGCAACGGTTTAAAACACGCTGATGTAGGCGCGTACACCCCCTTTGATTATCGCCTCGGTAGACGACAGCGCGCGGAACCCTGGATCTCGTGCGCAACCGAGCGTGCCGGAGACGATCTTACACGCGTCCGTGGTAGTAAGCCCCCCAACTTCGGAACGCAGACGCGAGCTAAAGTGTCCAGGCACGGATTCCGTATCGAGACCACCGGCGGGACTATCACGGACCTGCGAGCGCTTACATTGCTTTACACGATGCTCGGATCCGACCCGACGCTCGCAGCACTCTGCACTCAATTGACGCAGCTACGCTGTCCCTGGAGCGTACAGGCGTTGAGTACTGTGTTGCCGACCGCGATCGGGGGGTGTGCATCCCATCGGCACATTCGCATGAATACAGCTCGCTTTAGTGTGCTCGGAAGTCGGACTACGCCAACAAACTTGTCGCTTAGCAGCGACGACAGCGGACTTCTATCCGGCGGACTCGACGACTACCCAGTTCCTTTTCAGGCCTTCTACCTGACGCTGACGACTGTCGCTGCACAGTTGGGTGAAGCGGGGTTGCTACCGACACGCACCGAATTCGGGATCATGTTGGTCGACGTCTACGAGCCGATCTCGAACACGCCCGTAACAGTGGACCCCGGAGTTGTGCGTGGCGCGGCATTGATGGGTAATCCACTGGCTTACGTCTCGCAGCTAGAAACCAGTTCCGTCCCGAAGCGACCGCCCGCGACGTTAGTCCCCCCCCTCAACACTCCGAGTGCGATGCCGGCCGCGTTGATCTACAGCTACGCTTTGAGCGAGCTACCTCGGGTGATACGTTCATGCAGAGGCGGTGATACATTGACACTCCCGATCTCTCTGATGGATATGAAGGAACTGGCATGCTGCCCGCTTACCGCGCTAATAACTGGATTGTCCGCCTATATTGTTGCGGACTCGTTATATCAAGCGTCACGAGCTGGCGTGATAGATCAGCACCTTCTACACTCTACGATGCGCTCGTTGGCTGACGCTGTGTCCGGCCTCGTTGTTCGGAGTGTCAACCACCCCTTGATTCGTGGACTTGACTTGACAAGATTGATGGGCTTGATCATGTCTCCGGGGAAAGGCGGCGCTAAAAGGGCACGAATGAAGTGCCGAGAGATGCTTCTTGCTGAGATAGGCACATCATTGCAGTGGAGAGTCTGGAAGGACAATTTTCCGTTGTTACTATTCGAGGACTATCCGCCGGCGGAAGCTCGACTGACTCTCTCGCATGCATTGCTCATGTTAGCGTGCAGCGGCCGTCCCGGAACGCGGCAAGCTAAAATTCGCAACTCGCATGTACACGACTTGAAGCAATCCATTCATGGCTTGACTGGTACGCGTAAAGTAACCGAAGCTCTGCGAGCAGGCATTCTGTACATGCAAAGATTGAGAGCCGGATGGCCAACGCAACACGCGGTCGATTGCGGACGGGTACTATTACGGTACGTCGCGCTCGAGCCCAAGCATGCATTGCGCAGTTTGAGGTCACTTGTGCTCCGACGCCGTGCAGTCGCAGTCCGGGCGACGCCGACTATGCTTAACAACTGTGTATCGCCACGTGTCAAGTTCCGTCCTACCATGATGGAAGGCCACCGCAACGTGACGTGCTACCACCCTCGACCGACAGATGATGTGTTGAAAGCGGAGCTAGCCCTTTCATCATTACGGAGACAGCGCGGTTCCTACTCGAGCATCCAGAGCGAGTGGCTCTACCTGTTCAATATGCACCGTTCAACTGTGAGCGGGGTCGATGTGATCAATGTCGGCGTTGGGAGTGGAGGCGCCGTAGTAGCGGCGATACAGAATGGCGCAACACTTGTATACGGTGTAGACCTGCGATCCACCTTCCCACAGATACCGCAGAGGGAGTCGACGTACACTCCGCCCGCGGTTGTCTACGAGACACTTGACTCTATGTTCGTGTGGCACGCGCACACACGTTCATCCGACGGAAATCTGTTCACGCTCCCAGATCAGGACGAGTGGAGTGGAACAATCATTCTCGACGTTGACTTGCCTTTGTCAGACATATTGGTGACCCTGCCTAAATTCCGCGGGAGCGGATACCTATGGATTCGCGCTCGTGCCTGCAACGAGCTAGTTGCGGCCCTAGCTGCTGTACAGCCGGTTCAGGCTGTTTACAATCTCAGCTCCCTCCCAGAGCTCGAAGAGCCGGTGCGAGGGCTCCTTCTTAAGCGTAGCGACATCACCGATGTTCCGCCTAACGCGGCTAAGCTTACCGTTACTAGTTCGCCGATGCCGAGCTACACGGTGCAGTCATCGTCGAAGGAGAGCTGCCAGTATGTGTGCCACTTGCTGCGAGTCCCGTTAACGCTACTACCAGACCTGACCGATGCGTCAATCCAGGCTGCAATTGATGAGATGCGTCGGCGTATACTCTACCCCGACCCCACGGAAGCGTGCCTGGAGCAGTTACGTACGTTCAGCTTGCTCAGCTCGACGCAGGATCTGCTTCGGGAGCCTGTACATCATAGAGATTGTTTGGCCCGGTACGCGAAGGATGTCATTAGAGCGGCGTACCGTATTCAAGGATTGCGCGGGCTTGTCGCGTCGCGTACCGACCTCTACGCTCAGTGAATCTTAATCCGCCCACGACGTTTAGAGACATATTAAAGAAAAGAGTAGGAGTTTAAAATAAACCTGACCTTATAGCTTGGCATCTCTCTACCCGACAGTTAACTATGCCTCATACCACGCGAATGTCGTACAAAGCCAAATGGCTCGCGGTCTCGGGCATGAAAGGAATGGGGGATCAAACCGGACGTCTCCAGCGGTGCCAACGCGATATCGAAGCCGCGAAGGCTGATGTTCGATCGATGCGTCAAGCGCATGTCGGACTTGCGGAGAAGCACATGACGCTAGCTGGTGCGCTACAGGATGCGGCCGCAGTCTGTAATGAATTTCTCGACGTAGGCATCTTGTCGTTTAAACCAGTTCACGCCAAGATCAACATCGAGAGCGCTGCGGACATCGTAATGGCGGCGACGGCTATCGTTACCCAGATGGCAGATCGATTCGGTCTAGTTTGCGCCGGCTTGGAGGAGATTGCGGGGGATAACGACACGGACGGAACAATCGCGGCTCTGCGTGAGGAAATTGAAGGATTGAGCTCTATAGTAACTCGTTCTGCGCGACCGGGACGCCCTCGTGACCTTGATACGAGTAGGATTGTAGTCGCTGGCAAGCGTCTTAAATTCGAGGCGCTGTCGCCAATCAACGAGTCACCAAGGTGGGGACTCATATCTGACGAGGATACGGATGCGGCCGCTGCGCCACGAGGTCGAACACCGCAGAGCGAAACTAAGGCTTCCTCGCCAGCGGTCTCAACTGATACCACAATCGAGTCAGAAGCGCATGCCGGTACGGCGTCCGGATTCTCCGCCGTCGAGCGTCGTACATCCTCGACCGCGCGTCCGGGGCCGTTGCCATCTGGACCGCCCCGGTCGCTCTGGCCATCATTCGAACGCGGGTCGGGTTCGCGTGTTGGGGCGTCGCCAAGTCCGGGGAAGGGGAAAGAGCGCGTGACCCCCTCAGCACCGAGGTCACGCTCGTCGACTCCGAGCAAGAGCGTAACGGCAGCACCTCAGAGACGACCGCCATCACCTGAAGACGTATCGAGTAGACCTGGCGTAGATTATCGGGCTGAGATCGCACTCCTGGACGACGTGGACTGGGAGAATGTACGCGCATCACTGAACAGAACTGACCAACTAACCGTACGAGGTCTTGGGCCGGCTGACTTGGCGTCCTTAGTGGTCGATGATCCGCGGCCGAGTACCGCGCGCTTGCGAGGTACAAGCGTTACGGCACGGTTACGCAGCGCACTACGGTCGGTAAGCGCTGTTAAGAGGGCTCAGCGTTCGACTTAAAACTGTGAACGCGAATACTAGCACCGCGTAGCGTTCTCTTCTTTCTTTACGGAATACTCTCTTTAGAAACGAGTAAACAAAATAGCAATAAGTAATACCTGATGGATTGCGAACCCATAAATAAGGTTTCTTCTACGATTTATGAAACCGTGTAGCATAAGACGCGCCAGTTTGAAAAGCCCAGCCGCGACCGGCATAACGCCGGGAATGGATGTTGCAAGACGAAACCTGCGGAACGGTGAGAAGCAACAAGCAGGCCACCAGTACCCCGAAGGGCCCCA